CAGTGATGTCGTCGTATGCAGTAGGGATATAACGATATGTTCTACTCATACGTTAACGGAGATGAGGAGAGAGTTAATAACAGTAGTGACAGTAGTGGGAGGAGCTTCGCTCCTAATCCCTCACAATACTCACAGTATTAACCTTAATAGTTAGTCAGTGGAAGTTTGTGTCTTTGGGGATTAGTAGTTCTTACAGAATGTCCTTTCCCAGGGACATTAATAAAGAGGAAGATGTGTCTTGATAAAGACATGTCTTCCTCCATTCACGGGGTCTGATCCACCCTTCAGCTCCCGCTTGACGGGTGGGATCTCGAGATCAGTTCCAGCGCAATGGATCTCAGCAGTAGACAGCACGGTAACTGTCACATATTAAACCCACGTAGGAACAGAGCTTTTTGTCTTACCTCTAGCCTTGCGTCTTTGCTCCAAATTCATTCCCATTACTAGGTGATTAGTAGCAGCTACGGGGTCATCTATGAATGTCTCAAGGATGTCATTCCATTCCTCTTGTTTACGCATCTTAACAGCTTCATAGGCTGAGATACCCATAGCATCTGTAAAGTACTTAACGCCTTGAGCTAGTGAGTCTAATCTGTCGTCATGTTTAACGGCACCCTTCTCACGACACATACGACTCATCTGGTAGAAGAGCATATACAGTAGCCTCTCTTCGGGTGCTGCGTCCTTATTGGAGCTGTAGTCCCACTCCACCACCGACCTATCAATAATAAGTCGATGTTGGTTCATAACGGGCTCTAGAGCATCAATGATACGATCCTCTTTACGTACATTAGCTCGTACTTCTTCTACGTCTATTGCTTGTTTTGTTTGTTGCAGGTGTTTCTTAAAGAGCTCTGCGACGATACCGTCTCCGAAGTTTGTTTCGATGAGTAGTTTAGTAACATTGTACCGCTTACACCCACGCAAGATGTCAAGAAGTGTATTGTCGCTATAACCGTCGCGATAAGCTCGTACTTCGTGAACGTAGAGAAAGCCATTCCTTTGTGATATGTATGTAGCTGCTGTTTCATCTGTGCCTCTACCACTTGGGTCAATGGAGCAGATGGTTTCAGTGTATGGTCCCCACTCCCCTTGTAGTTGCATGGGTGAGTAGAAGTAATCACCTGGTAGGCCGACAGTAGGTAGGTCCTTGAGGGTGTTACGAGGGTCACTGCACCACACCACAGCATCAGGTGCTTGTGTTGGGTTAACGCTTGTTACCACTAGGTCAGAGAACTTAAGTGGGAACTTCTCAGCATCACTAAGGGCTGTGTCTAGCTGGAACTGTAGCATGAAGTTACTACGACCCATAGCAGCTTCACGTTCTACTAGGTCTTCACTTGTGAAACGATCAGGATCTGTAGGTGTCCACTCCTCTACACCCATCTCTATATCCTCTAGGATCTGAGGAGCTAGGAGGTTCTCATACTGTGATAGCTTGTCCTTGCGTGGGTAGCGTGATGGCCACACAAATGGACGATAGTTACGCTCAGCTAGCTTACGGTAGATGGTAAAGGTAGTCTGTGGAGTACCAAGATACATGATACGACTATCCTTCTTTGGTGTAAGGATGGACTCAGCCTCAGTACATAACTGCAATAGCTTCTCCCTCATCATCTCAGTCATAGAGTTACCAGGTACCTCCACGTCATCAAGAATCATCAGGTCAGCACGTGAACCAGTCAACTGACCTGTAATACCAACAGACTTAACGGATGGTGCTTGGTGAGGTGAGCAGTTAACATCAAAACTAATACGACTCCACCTAGCTTCATCACTCTTTGGTCTCAAATGTGATAGCCAAGGTGTTTCGATGATTAGCTTTTGTAGGAAGATAGACATGTTATCAGCACGCTCCTTAGAAGCTGAGATAATCATGATCTTCTTCTCAGCGTTGTTGAAGAGTGTCCACAACACAAAAGCTCCAGTAATCCAGCTCTTACCGACTCCTCGAAATGCTTGAATCTGTAGTCGCTTAGGACCGTGTTGTAGGTAATCAGCGATTGCGTACTGAGCACGTGTTGGAGATGGTAGATCTAGTTGACCCCACAGTGCTTGGAGGAATAATTTAAAGTCAGCTCTAAGAGCCCCTACAACATCGTTTGTTTTAGTCATATGGTAGAATATACGTAAAGGCACCTAGAGGCCCCGTAGAAGGGCTCCTAGGCACCAATGGTGGAGGTTTAGTTAAATACCTTGAATCAGGGAATTGGATGGAAGACCCATTCCAGGGAATATCGGTAGAGCATCTTGAGTTGTATTTTGCATACGACGTATTTGCATACTAGCGCTACCTTGATTACGTGGGCTTTCCTGCGTTCTACTGGGTTTAGTTCTAGCAGGAATTACACGAACAGGCTTAGTTGGTTTAGCCGTTGGTTTCATAGCTTTAGGAGTTGGAATTTTAACCCAACTGCCACCATTCCACATAACAGCTTGTCCATTAAGGATAGCAGATTGACCAACTTTAGGTTGTGACACTGGTTGTGCTACTGGCTGATTAGGGACTGCCGGTGGAGGACCTGAACTACGCGACATAGCTTTAGTCTTACCTGCATTAGCTCTTTCAGCAGCTAAAGCTCTTTCTCTAGCAGTAGGTGTAATATTAACTGGACCTCTAGGTACAAAGTTACCAGAAATCGGTGGAATTTTAGGTGGCCTTACAGTGTTTGCAAAAATACGATCAAGTTCAGCTTCAGTGCGAATTTGTGTAGGAGGTGCAGGTTTAGGCGCAGGTAATGGTTCACGAGTTGCAATAGCTGCAGCTGTTTTACCAAGTGATTGGCTTCTAGTTACAGCAGGGCTAGGAGCAAGAATTGCACCACTAGGTGGTTCATATACTGGCCTAGTTTCTAATTTAGGTTCACCACTTCTATCGAATTTAGGACGACCGAAAGGATCAACGAGTTGTTCACCGACAACAGTACCAATCTGTCTTGGCATAGGTTTACCAGGCTGCACTACTGTAACAGGCCCACCACGTGTTTGAGCCGTGTTAAACATGGTAGATTGACTAAGAGCATACTCCTCTACTCGTTGACGTGCCTTAGCAGCAGCTTCATTTGGTGACATACCACTGCGTTCATAGTCCCCAGCAAGTTGCTGTTCAATCTCAAAGAAACGACGATCACGCCACTCAATAGATCTTGGGTCAACTTTAGTGGGTTCTACCGGTACAGTTACCTGTGGATTACCCATGGATGTACCTTGCTTTAACTCACGCAAGGCTTCATCAGCAGCTACATAGTTTCCAGGATAACGACGTTGGTTAATGTTTAGACCTTCGCGCTGCAGCATGTCATCATACATATTCTGTAGATCGTTTGCTGACATGTTTAGGTTACGCATTACATTGTAATCGTACCTAGGATTAGAACCGTGTCCAACATTAAGAGGACCAGATTCAGGCATTAGATTAGCCTTACCAACGCTAGCTCCTTCCATAGCTGACACACCATGGCCCCTATGTACTTGACCAGCCCTACCACCTTTACCAAAGGCAGCAGCTAGGCGATCACGTAGTATATCAGCTTCTTGCTTGGCGGATGTGAACTCTTCAACGGGTCTACCACTAAATTGCTCGATAAGTTCTTTGTCCTTCTTAAGAACTTTAGCATCACCCCATTCTAATTTACGGTAACGTTGGTAAGTATCAAACCAGTCCTTACCGAATCGATCAATTAGGTAATCCCGTTCATCTGGTTTAATATCTTCTCTTAGGGCTCTTGCACTAATACCTCTTGGAATACCCTGTGAGCTAAGTTCAGCAGCTAAGTACCCTTTACCGATAACATTACGATAATCTACACCAAGTGCTTCAGCAGCATCTGCATCTGATACTCCTTGGTAGACAAGAGATAAAAAGTCATCCTGTAGTTCAGCGTAATTATTATATTTATCTGGAATAAAACCTTCTCGCTTAAATTCGTTAAAGTGTTCTTGGTTTTTAAGATCGTAAGTGGCTGGTGTTCTATTACCAGGAACATTTAACCGTTTATTTGTACGCGGAGCCATCAATTAACTCCCAACAACAGCCGACTCACCACGTTGACGACGCTTACGCTCCTCTTCCATCTTAGCCATCATTGCTTCACGGCCAGCACCAGGACGTTGACGGGGCCTTTCGTCACGCTTAGATTTGGGAGGGTTAGGCTTGTTGTTAGCGTCCATGTAGGTACCAGAGGTTTTCTTTTTGCTATAGTCCTTAGACTTCTGAGCTTTCATTCCAGTGTCAATATCAGTACGGAAGTTCTCCGCTTTAACTGATTTAGCACGTGTACCAATAGGGTTAGTCTTAATGTCTTCAGACGTTACTTTTTGTCCCTTTTGACGACGCTGAGATGCTTCGAC